GGGGGACGTCTAAGAAGGGTAAAGAAAGAGGCCACGACCGGAGACCTTAACTCGAACGGTAATGCGGAAACGCAGAGGTCCAGAGAGAGAAACGGAACCACTCGTCCTATGCGAGACCATAAGCGCAGGAATGTAGGTGCCAGGAAGGACACCCTTCAAACTAGCGCTAATAGCATCGCGAGGCCAGGGGAGTTCAATATCTGAAGCCAGAGGAATGGTAACCTGGGCACGCCAAGTCACACGAGAAAGAGAGTCCAAAACGGAAATCGTATTGTAGGTGCGGCTGGAGTTCAGGCCAGCCCACTCGTAAGGAACAATACGAAAAGCCAAATCGACATCAGCCTTCTGCGGGAAGACGGAGATATGAACGGCCTCCACCACACAAAAAGTGACAGAGTTCAGCCTGGCAGCGAGCGAAGGGAGCTCAGCAAGGCGGAAGTAAACAGTCCCATCAGGTGGTGGTGTAGGAGTGGTAGTGGCATTGGCATCCTTAATCTCGACAATCTCAGAAAACTCAAGTGTCTCCCAGGCTAGGTGCGGCACCGTAACCTGAGCGCCTGCGGCCTCAAGAGCGAGTGCCGAGGCGTCAACACCGGGGAGAACGGGGATGGTCGGAAGCTGAGATGTCATTGCAGGGTAGGGCGTCTTCGAATGAGGTATATCTTCTTTCAGACAGTAGACCTCAGGGGTAGAGAAAAAGCCAGGAAAAAAATAAAAGCGATGAGTCACGAAGCCAAACAATGGAAACTACGGTTCGCAGAGGCTAGTAAGACCATGCTGGTAAAGCACAGCCGTTTCACTTACGTTCCGAGGAGCAACCAAGTAAAGGCAACAGAGACAACACTGTTAAATAGGTGACGAAGAAGTAAGACGGCGGGGTTGCGCCCTATTGCCGCGACCGATGTACCTTAAGCCGCATCAAGCGACCGACGAGCGCTTTCTTGTAGCTGTTAGTCACCGCTGTTGACCGTAAAGAGGAACAGAGGCACATCCCATCTGGGCAGACACTTTCAAAGTGTCGGCATGCATGTTGAATGCAGAGGCTTCCCATGCCAGTTGGATTTTACTCGAAGGAACCAGGGGTGTCAATCCACTGGCCCGGGGAGCAGACTCGTCTCGCTGCGCCGCGGACGAAAACCGGAGCGCAACTAACCCACTCGGAGAGTGTCTGGTGCCCACAGATCTACTGCAGGTGGTTTTTGGGCTAGCCCCAGCCAAAGTGGCCGGGGACCTTCCAGAAATTGTGGAGGGGAGATAAAGGCGAGGCTCAAGGAGGTGAGCAGTAGTGGAGCTATGAAACTGAATCAAAAGAAAGTCTTAACTTGTGGAGCTGTGACCCGATCCGAACGGGGTAGACTTGTAACGACAAGTGAATCGTGTTGCTTACGGGCAACAAACCAAAGAAGCCAGTTAGGGTCAGGCATGACCTGGGGAGATTATGTATAAATGGAAGGAAACACGTGAAAACATGGTTACGGTTTGCAGAGGCTAATGGGGCACAGCCGGTAAAGCTGCACCTTTTCGCTTACATTCCGAGGAACTGGAGATCACGACGTCTAAGAGACGGTAGGAGCAACGAAGCCCGTGGAAGGGATCGAAGAAGGAGAAAGGCCAAAAGTGGCACGAGCCGAATGATTAAGCTGAACTGCTAGGGAAAGCGTGGGATCAACGTCTAGCGTTGAGGTCTGAGCAAAATAAAGGGAACGGTCCAAGGAATCCCAAAAAGCCTGGTCTGACCTGCCATCTTCCAGCGCCATAATGGCTCTGTGATACAGAACCCGCGACGAGATGGACAATTCCGGACCACCGTACATGTAGCCACAGAACTCTTCTTCGTGGCCGGAGACAACCTTCTCCTGGAAGTGCGTCTTGATAGTAGGAGCAAAATCAAACGCACCACACAGGATCATGTCATCACCAGAAAAGCATGCTGGAGTCGAAGACGGGAAGTCGAAATTGGCACAGGTGACAGCCATATTCCCTATGGTATTACACAACCAGGTGTATCGATCACCGGAGGCCTGCATGGCCGGCATGGGGCCCAGGAAGCTACGACGCTCGTGGCGAGTGTCGAAAAAAGCATCGGCAACTCTACGTGGCACGCCAAAGGAGCACATGACATCACGATAGAGCACGGAGAAAGCCTCATCCACGCCAGTGTCCCAGCCTGTATAGTCGCACGCGGTAACGCGTTTGGAAGGGTCCCAAAACTTGCGATACCAGGCAGATTGCGCATCGAAGTTCTTCCCAGCATGTAAATAGACGTTAGGCTTGACACGGCGCTCAAGGGAGCGCTGGATGTACAAGGCCCACACGTCGTCTTGGAACAACTGTGCATGGGAAATATCGGTAACAATCTGGCCCTTGGAAGCATTGGCGAAGGCTTTAGGAAGTTTCTTCACCCGTTGCGACTTAAGGAACAGCTTGACGTAATGGCGCGGCCAATCAACTCCTGCCTTCTTAACAGCTTCCTCAATCTGACCCATTGTCCGGCCTGAGACCCAGGACTCCAAACGGTCGTTATGACACTGAACAAGAAGGTTCGTGTCAAGACTGCGAGGAGTGAGGTCGACCAATCGCTGGAGCGACTTAAACAAGGCCTTGCCCTTGACGTGGTGAGCTGGTCTAGGCATGGCCTTCTTCGGGTGGATCCGAGCATGCAAAGAAAGGTCAAACGTCGCCTGGTCACGGGAACGGTGGGTTAAACCCAGCGGGGAGCCATCAGGGTCAACCTGCTGCGTCAGACCATGACCTGGAACATGGACCTCACGATCCAGGTGGTCCACATGTGCATGGTGGCCTAAGGCAGGATCGACGTGGAGTGGGGCGGTCCAGGAAGGGACCGTCTCCGGCTCGTGAGAACGCCGAATGGAGGTGTCCTGGTCAACAGTGGTAACATGAC